TGATTCATTTTTAAATGGACTTGTTAAAAACCATCAAGCTGCTCAAAAAACAGGTGAAGAGTATTCTTGGACTGTTGAAACACATAAAGCAATTAAAGAAGACGGTACTCCATTATGGCCTTCACGTTGGCCAATGAAGAAAATTGAAGAAAGAAAGCAGTTTTATATAGATTCAGGTACTCCTGCTAAGTTTTATCAAGAATATATGAATCAAGCTAAATCTCCAGAAGACCAAGTATTTGGAGAAAACGATATTACTGAAGGTTTTTATACAGGTGGAGTAAAATTTGATGAAAGTGCTAATTCTTGGTATTTAAAATTTGAAGATGGGAGTATGGAATATGTCAATATATACATGGGTGTTGACCCTGCCTCAACGCTTGGTTCTAGGAACGATTATAGTGTTATTATGGTTATTGGTGTTACTGCTGAATACGATTACTATGTTATTGAATACTGGAGGAAAAGAGTATTACCAATGGAGTGTGCCGACCAGATATTTAAGATTGCAGAACGATATAAACCAATCAAAAGAATAAACATTGAAACTATATCATATCAGGAAATGTTAAGGGATTATGTACAAAAACGTAGTAAAAAAGAAGGAAAATTTTTACCTGGTATAGAAATGGGTATTAAAGGATATGGACAACAAAAGAAAAAAGATAGACTATTTGAAGGACTTCAGCCTATGTTTAAAGCAGGCGCAGTACACTTAAAAAAAGATATGCATGAGTTTATTGGTGAGTTGTTAGATTTTCCAAAAGGTTCTCATGATGATACAATTGATGCGTTCTGGTTATCAACTCAATATGCTAAAGGAAATAAGAAGGCTGGTAAGGCTAAAAGAGTTAAAAAAGGAGAATCTTGGGAAAAACCAAAAAAGCGCTATAATTGGATAACAGGGTCGAGGGTTTGATTATTAATAATTTATTCTTATATTACACACTATGATAGAAGCAGATAAAAGAGCAATTCAAGTAAGAGATTTATGGAGACGTTGGCACGATGCTCGAAAAGAATGGGAAGACCATGCAAGGGAAGATATTGACTTTTATTTAGGTAATCATTTCAGCGAAGCAGAGGCTGATGAACTTCAATCCAGGAATCAGTCAAATTTACCATTAGATAGACTATATTCTGCAATTGAGCAATTTAAAGCAATTATTACATCTAAACCACCTAAGTTTTCTGCTATGCCAAGAGAGGATTCTGATAGTGATTTAGCAAATGTATGGAAAACTATACTTGAATATATATGGAATATATCAGATGGTAATGAAATATTCAAACAAGCAGTACATGATTATGCTGTTACAGGGTTAGGTTATTTTTATGCATTTGTAGACAGAGAAGCTGATTATGGTAGGGGTGAAGTTAAATTTACATATGTTGACCCATTTAGAGTTGTTGTAGACCCAAATGCAAGAAGTAAGTATTTCGATGATGCTACAGGTATGATGCTATCAACTATTTTTACAAAATTCCAATTATTAGATTTATATCCACAATTAGCAGAAGTTAACGAGGAAAACGGCAAAATGCTTATTGATGAGATTGAAGGGTATTATGAAGATGAAACATATCCATCTCCATTAAATACAAGAACAAAAGGTTCGTTTACTCCAGATGTTATTAAGGATTATGACCATGGAGAAGGTTCAGAGAAATATCAACTTATTGAAAGTTTTTCTAAAACAAAGGTTCCATATTATAGAATTATGGATATGCAATCTCAAGAAGAAAGAATACTTGATTCTGAAAATATGCAGAAGTTTTTAGAAAATGATAAAATAAAGCAAGCAGTTGAACAGGGAATGATTGATGTTGTTGAAGTTCAACAAACAAGAATTAAATTAGTATGTACTTTAGGGCAAACAATTCTTTATGAAAGAATATTAAATACAGATAAATATCCTATTGTGCCTATTCCTAATATTTGGACTAATACTCCATATCCAATGAGTGATGTTAGGAAAAACAAAGATTTTCAAAGATTTTTAAATAAAACAATGTCATTAATAACTTCACATGCACAAGCATCTTCAGGGTTAAAATTATTAATACCACAAGGAAGTGTTGATGATATAGAAGAATTAGAAAGAGATTGGGCAAATCCAAATGCAACAATTGAATATGACCCATCATTTGGAGAGCCTCATTTTCCATCTCCACAACCTTTATCTAATTCAGTAATGCAATTACCACAGCTTATTGAAAAGTATATTGATTTAAATATGGGTATATTTGAAATGCAACAAGGAAATGCAGAAGCAGCACCAAGAACATCGTCTGGAACAATGATGATGGAAGATTTTGGACAAAGACGTAGTAAGTCAAAATTAAGAGATATTGAAGGAAGTTTAAGAAGGCTAGGC